ACAACAATGGTGTGATAAGATACCAGTTCCCTATGCCAAAGGAAAAGAAGTCTGAAAAGACTCAGCAAAATTCAAGTGTATTTTCCGGTAAACAGCTAAAGGAAGCGATTGATGAAGTAAGGGTATGTAAGAGTCGAGCCGAAGTTAATGCTGTGTGGAAAAAATACGCTGCTATGCAAAACAATCTTGAGTTTAAGAACGAGATTCAAACAATGTGTAAAAGATTTCCAAAATGATAGAGTTAGTTAAGTCAGGTGTGGTTTTCAATGAAGAGAACCACACCTATTTCCTGGGCGACAAGCAGCTTTCAGGAATAACGGGAATGATTAAGAGACAGTTGTTCCCGGATAAGTATAAGGATGTTCCTCAGTTCGTCTTAGAAAGGGCTGCAGAAAGGGGAACAAAGGTTCATCATGACTGCCAGTTTGCAGACGTTACAGGATTTGAGCCTGAAAGCCAGGAGGCAGTCAGTTATATTATGATACGTACTGGTGCCGGTTATTCTGCACTTGACAATGAATACACTGTATCAGATGAAGAGCACTTCGCTTCAAACATTGATTGTGTCTGGGAGAAGGATGGCACTATAGCACTTGCCGACATCAAGACAACGTATAAGCCTGATATTGAATACCTCGAATGGCAGTTGTCAATATATGCGTACCTGTTCGAAAAGCAGAATCCTGAGCTGAAGGTTTCTAAACTGTACGGTGTATGGCTTTACAATGAAAAGTCAGAGCTTATTCCACTTGTCCGGAAATCTGACGTGGAGGTCAAAAGGCTGTTGCAGTGTGAGATTGATGGAACACGTTACCTTGATACTGAAACTGCACTTGAACACAAGCAGGATGAAGTACAGCTATTGCCAAAGGACGTGATAAACAAATATCTTGAAGCTGTAGCGGAAGTTGAGAGAATACAGCCGTTCATTGACGGTTTCAAGGATTCGTTGAAACGCGCAATGGTTGAACACGATGTCAAGTCGTGGGACACAGGTGTATTGAAAGCTACCATAACACCTGCAGGAATCAAAAAATCTTTCGACACTAAGAGGTTTCAATCTGAGCATCCCGAGTTGTATAAACAGTACATCAAGGAGACTGAAACTGCTGCATCTATAAGAATCACATTAAGAAAGGAGGAAGAAAATGCTTAATAAGGTAATGCTGATAGGGCATCTTGGAAAGGACCCTGATGTAAGAACGCTTGATTCCGGAACGAAAGTCTGCCAGTTCACACTGGCAACGACGGAAAAGGGATACACGTTGCAGAATGGTACTCAGGTACCGGACAGGACAGAGTGGCACAACCTTGTACTATGGAAGGGGCTTGCTGAGGTTGCAGGTAAATATCTTCACAAGGGAGACAAGGTTTTTATCGAAGGTAAAATCAGATCCAGAAGTTATGAAGATAACAGTAAGGTGAAGAGATATATCACAGAGATATTCGCAGATAACATGGAGATTCTTTCCACAACATCTAAGAGTGGTTCACAGAATAATGTTTCTGAAGCTCCATTACCATCAGAGACTCCAAGTGATGATTTACCGTTCTGATTATGGAAGCTACTATAATTAAGAAAGACGGTAAGGCCACCATGGACAAGGATTTCAACTTCATGCTAAGTCTTCTCCGTAATGGTGAATATACTCTTACCATCAAGAGAAAGACTAAGCCCAGGACGCTTGACCAGAACGCGCTCATGTGGATGTGGTTCAGGTGCGTGGGTGGTGCCTTACGTGAGTTCACCGGTGAAGCGTACTGGAGTACAAAGGAAGGGGTGGAAACGATACATGACCTGTATTGTAAGAAATTCCTTACGAAGATGGTTATCACCCCGAAAGGTGAGAGGACGGAACTTGCAAGGGGCACAAAGGGACTTAGCACAATGGAGATGTCACATTTCCTGGATGCCGTCAAGACTGATATAATGACTGAATACGGAATACAGCTACCGTTACCTACAGACCAATATTATTCGGCGTTTGCCGCCGAGTACGAAACCAAATATTAAATATGGCAATAATTAAAGATTACGAACCGGAAGAACTGAAATTTGTTCTTCCGGAAGCAGTTCGGGAACAGTTTCCATTGGAACTGCATTTTGAGAACGCTGAGAGTGAGAAAGACATCCTTAAGGCAGTGAATGAACACTTCAATGCTTTGTTCCCTGAGAACGAGATGGCGCTGCGTTACATGGATGATGTGGAGAAATCGGACCTTCGTGGGAAATACTGCAAGCTTGTAGAGCAGGAGCTTCCTGAAGCTGAGAATGCTTTGTTGAACGCTAAGGAGGAAGCCAAACGCATCAAGACGGATGCTGAGGAAAGGTTGAATTCATTGAGCAAGCAGATTAAGGATTACGCTGCAAAAGTACAGGAAGGAACGGATGAAAAGAAACTTCCGGCTACAAAGACATTCCGTATCGCTTTGAATGGGTATTTCCTGTATTATTCCATTCTTAACGGTAAGGTCGTACTGGCCAAATCTGAAAAGATTCCATCCTACGATAAATCATCATTGTGGGCTCAGGAAGATAAGAACCGTGTAGCAATGATGGAGCTGTTCGGTCTTGACTTCCCTGCTCCTGAGAAACCTTCTGATGAAGAGTTTGACAAGGAACATGACATGCTTCCAGATAATGATGGTGAAGTTATGGGTGAAGAAGAATTCAATGACGCTGTAGGTGATGAGTAGATTGCAGCATAAGCGTGGCCGCAAGTCCAATTATGCACGTTCTCTTAACAATCCATATTGGGAAAAGGTTGCAAGGAATGTGAGGTTAAGGGATGGGCATAAGTGCAGGATTTGCGGAGCACGCTATCCTTTGGAAGTGCATCACAAGAGATATAAGGTAAATGGTGTTTCAATTGTTGGAAAGGAACTTGAATACCTTGACTGCCTTGTCACTCTGTGCGCTTCCTGTCATGAAAAAGTTCATAAAGGAATAATCAGAATATGAAGTTTCAATTAAGAGATTACCAGCAGAATGCCAGTAATGCAGCTATATCACACTACAAACTGAAAAACGGTAGAAATTATCTTATGGTATTGCCTACCGGTGCCGGGAAAAGCCTCATCATAGCTGACATAGCAGCAAGGCTGAATGAACCGTTGCTGGTGTTCCAGCCTAACAAGGAAATCCTGGAACAGAACTTCGCAAAGTTGCAGACATACGGAATCTTTGATGCCGGATGCTATTCTGCCTCTGTCAAGAGAAAGGATATAAACAGAATTACCTTCGCCACTATCGGTAGCGTATATAATCACATGGAAGATTTCAAGCATTTCAGGTATATTCTTATTGATGAATGCCATTTGGTTAATCCGACAGAAGGAATGTATGCTGATTTCTTCGCAGCTGCTGAGAGACGTATTATCGGACTTACTGCTACTCCTTACAGATTGTGCAGCACGATGAACGGTTCGATGCTTAAATTCCTTACAAGAACCAGACCGAGAGTATTCAGTGATGTCATATATTATTGTCAGGTTAGCGAACTCTTAGCAAGGGGATTTCTAACAAAACTGAAATATTATGACCTGACAAGGATAGAACTCGTGAATGTCAGAAGAAATTCTACCGGTGCTGACTTCGATGAAGCGAGTCTTTCAAAGGAATTTGAACGTGTTGACCTGTATGGCTATCTGATTAGCATGGTAAGAAGGTTGCTGGCTCCTAAGAGTGGAATACCGAGACGTGGAATACTGGTGTTCACGAGGTTTGTAAAGGAGGCTGAAATGCTAACCAATGAGATTCCGGACAGTGCAGTGGTCAGTGGAACGACTCCGAAGAAAGAACGTGAACGGATCTTGTCAGATTTCAAGTCCGGAAAGATAAAGGTTGTTGCAAATTGCGGTGTACTCACTACAGGATTTGATTATCCTGAGCTGGATACAATCGTTCTTTGCCGGCCTACTATGTCACTTGCATTGTACTACCAGATGGTAGGTCGTGTTATCCGGCCATACCCAGGGAAGGAGGGTTGGGTGGTTGACCTGTGTGGAAACATTAAAACATTCGGTAAGGTAGAGGATTTGAGGATTGAGCAGCCGGAAAAAGGTAAATGGATGATAAAGACAAACGGGAAACAATTAACCAATGTAATACTATAGATTATGTATGTGATAAGAGGACAGATACCAAGTAAGAGTAACTGTTATAAGATAGTAAATGTCGGTGGTCATGCAAAGCTGGCCAAACAGAAGGTTCTTACTGAATATGAAAAGAATTTCTATATCCAGTGTCCGGAACGTGGTAGGATGGTAAAGGGATATTTCAAGCTGAAAGCAAAGATATATTATTCAAGTAACCGACCGGATCTGGACAATTCTCTTAAGATTCTTCTTGATTGCCTGCAGCAGACCAAGACGATTGATAATGACAGATATTGTGTTCAAATAGACATTCAGAAGTTCATCGACAAGAAGGAACCACGTATCGAATATGAGGTAACTCCGATTGAGTTCTGAAAGTAGGAGGTACTTATGGCCAGACCAAACAAGCAGGGAATTGATTATTTCCCATTTGATGTTGATTTTTTCTCAGACATAAAAATCAGGAAGATTGCAAGGGCATGCGGTTCACAGGCTACTTCCATACTAATCTGCCTGCTGTGTAATATCTACAAGGATAAAGGGTATTACATTTTGTGGGATGAAGATTTGCCTTTTGTTATTGCTGACACTGTTGGGGTTTCCGAGGGCGCTGTAAAGGAAGTTATATTGAAGGCTCTGCAAGTTGATTTTTTTGACCAGGACATATACAATAAGCATAATGTACTTACCTCGTTAGGTATTCAGAAGCGATTCAAGTCCGCGGTTTACAAGAGAGAAAAAATTGAGTACATTGAAGAATATATGGTTTCTGATGTCAGAAAAATAGTTTCTGACGTCAAAAACCAAGTTTCTGATGTCAGAAGTACACAAAGTAAAGTAAAGAAAAGTAGAGTAAAGAAAAGTAAAGAAAATGATAAAGAAATATCTCCAGAAGGAGATACAAAGAAAGACGAGCTTTCTTTGAATCCTCATCCGCAAATAGAGCATGTTGATTTTGTCAGATTGCAGGAATACTTCAATACTACTTTCAACGGTAAATTGTCAATGGTCGTGAACATGACCGAAGCAAGGCGAAAGGCTGTCAAGGCAAGAATAGCCCAGTACGACAAGGAAACTGTATTCACCGTATTGAAGAAGGTGGCTGCCAGTCCATTTCTTTTAGGGTGTAACGACAGAAACTGGAAGTGCGATTTTGACTGGATTTTCAAGGCTGGAAACTTCACTAAGATATTGGAGGGTAATTATGACGAAAAACGAAATAACAATACGGCAGGAGGCAGAAAGGAATCAGTTAGCCGTCTTAAAGGCCTCGCCGAAGCAATACTTACAGATTCTGAAACCTAAGAGTATCGATGATGTTTTTGCATCATCAGTGCCGGCACTTGTAAAAGTTGCCATGGAATTCGGAGAAAATCATGCACGTGCAATTGTTGTGATATTGCTGTCGGAGGTTGTGGATTTCTTCAATGCGTCAAATACAATGAATGATTCACAGGTAGCCATTACAACTGATTTAATTATCGAGGAATATCCGTATTTCAAGATTGATGATTTGAAGTTGGCTTTCCGAAATGCTATGAAGGGTAGATACGGAGAGATATATAATCGTCTGGATGGCTCTGTTATCATGGGATGGCTGAATCAATACAATCGTGAGAGATGCGCTAAGGCTGACGTAATATCGTACAATGAGCATAAGGTAAGAGTTCAGGAGGAATCTGGGTTGTATTATGATGATTACCGCAAACAATTGAAGGTTCTGGCATCACATGGAGACAAGAGTGCACAGGAAGCGCTCCGTAGATCTGATGATATACTTTCCTTCATGAAAGAGAAGAAACTTGAAAGACTGAAAAAACAGCTTGAAGAGTATGACTGCAAACATAAGGGTGTATGAAATAAAGTTCAACGAAAAAGGGCTTAGGAAAAAGGATGAGATATGTAGTCATTTTGAATGGTACAATGTCCATCTTACAGTTAACGGACATTGTATTGTACGTGTTAGCATGGATAAGATGAATGCGTTTGAAAAGACTGTTGAACGTGAATTTATTTCAGTGATTAAAAGGCTATAAAATGGCGAAGTTTCTGTTTGCAAAACTTGTCATTCTGAACTATCTTTACTGATGTAATAAACTAAAAGTCAAACCAATAAATATTAAAATTATGGCACAAATCGAAAAAATACCGGTGATGTACATACATACTTCACCGATGAATCCTCGTAAAACTTTTGATGAAGCGAAGATTGAGGAACTCGCTCAGAATATTGAAGAACAGGGCTTGTTACAGCCTATCACAGTCAGGAAAATCAGCGATGAAGAAACACATATTGATGAAGAAACCGGCGAGGTTGTATCTGTAGAACCGAGGTACGAGATTGTATGCGGTGAAAGACGTTTCCGAGCATGGAATATGCTGGCTAAAAAATCTGACAAGTACAATGAAATACCTTGCATAGTAAGGGAAATGACTGACGAACAGGCTTTCGATGCTATGATAACAGAGAATTTGCAGCGCCAGGATGTAGATCCTGTTGAGGAAGCGATAGCATTTTCCTTGCTTCTTGAAAACGGAAATGCGGTTGAGGACATTGCTGTCAGATTCGGTAAGTCAATCAGATTCATTCAGGACAGAGTTAAGCTGAAAGGGCTTATTCCTGAGCTTATAGATATGTTAAGACAGGAACTTATCCCAATATCAGGAGCAATGTTGCTGGCTAAACTCGATATAGATGCGCAGAAAGAATTCTATAATGAGAACGTGAATGGTGAGAGTGCTGCAAGCATATCTGATATAAAGGAATATATTGATGACTTGTTCTGTGTTATTGATAAGGCACAGTTCTTTTCTGAGGATAATTTCAGTGATTCGATTCCATCATGTTCCGGATGCATCAATAATACGGCAAATCATGGGTGCCTTTTCTATGAAATGAAAGGAAAGGAACAGAAGTGCATTAATCGTGAATGTTTCGAGAAGAAGCAGCAGGAATATGTCAAATACCGTGTCATGAAGGAGGCTGACAATCTTGTTAAAAAGGGAGAGCCGCTGACATTCGGAAAATCAGTCATTCTAATTGAATCTCCAAAATCATGGGATAATGAAAATGAGAAGAAGAGAAAGGAAGATGCAGTTAGGATGTACAATGATATAGGCTTTGAGGTAGTGTATGATAACGTATTCGACCATCAATGCTGGTATAATGAGGGTGATGAAAGGATTGCAGAGAAGCTCGAAAATAATGAGTTGTATAGATGTATTGAGGTACTTAATTATAGAAGACCTGAATTCAAGGTTTCTTTTTATTATCTCAAGAAATCTTCATCTGTTAAAGGTGCTTGTACTGTATCAAAGCAGATTGAGGCAGAGAATATCAGACAGAAGATTAAGCGCAATAAGGAACTCATGGTTGAGAAGTCAACTGAAACCATGCGTAAATGGGCAGATGATATGACTGACTATACAAGCAAATCCGATGGAATGACATTGAACGAGCAGACAATTTTGGATGTGTTGGTGTTGAAGAATTTTGGGTATCAGTTCCTTAATTCAATAGGACTGAAAACAGGTCAGATGGATATGGTGAAATATGTTACAGATAATGCTAAGGATAGAAACAGATGGTACAGAGAATTTATTCGTACAAAATTATCTGAAGCTTCTGTAATGTATGACAGTCAGTTGAAGGAATTGCAGAATATGCTTTTCAGCGAGCAATATCCTGAAAAGTACAATGAGATGACTTCAAAACTCAAAAGTGCATACTCCAAGAAGGAAGAGAAGATGAATGAGAGACTTAAGGAACTTGAAAGTGAGCAGTAAATTAGAATACGGAGGAGTCATTTAGACTCCTCTTTTGTTTAACCTTAACAACCATTATGGAGAAAATTCATTCGCCCTGAATCATTTGCTTAATTGATATATAGTCCGATAACAATAACTTAGATAATTATGATTACGTTAAACAGACTTGCAAAAAGATGTTTTGATATAGCGTTGAAGCGAAAAAAAATGACAGAAACTACTTCTCCTAAAGCCGTAGTGCTGGCCATATCGTCAGAATGGAGGGAACTTGCTGAAGCTGGTAAGGAGCGAAGCAATCATATACCATCCTGGAGTGAACGTGAGGAAGAAGCCGCAGATGTCATAATAGCTACGCTTACCTATCTTGAGAAGATAGGATGCAATGACATCGAACAACTATTGAAGGATAAGGTTGAGTTTAATTCATACCGCGTTGACTAAGTGATGTTCCGGCTATTGTGTGATGTTGATTATTAGTGTTGTTGATTTAAATAGTTGGTATATGACAACAGAATTTGATTTCAAAACAATCCAGATCAGTTTGCTGGATTTCAACAATGGCCAGCTTGATGGCCTTCCGAAAAATCCCCGGTTCTTCAGGGATTACCGTTATGATGCAATGAAGAAAAGCATAGAGGACAGTCCTGAGATGCTTAATCTTCGTGAACTAATTGTCTATCCTGTAGGAGAAAGATACATTGTAGTGTGCGGTAATTTAAGACTTAGGGCCTGCAAGGAACTTGGGTACAAGGAACTTCCTTGCAAGGTTCTAAATCCTGAGACTCCTGTAAAGAAGCTGCGTGAATATGCGACAAAGGATAACGTGTCATTCGGTGAGAATGATATGGACGTGATGATGAACGACTGGGATAAGTCTGAACTTCAGGACTGGGGTATTGAGTTTGCTCCGGAACCTGAAAAGGACGAATTCAAGGAGCGTTTCGAAGCCATAACGGATGAAACTGCTGTTTATCCACTTATACCCAAGTATGATGAAAAATATGAGCTATTCATCATTATGTCGGCTAGTGAAGTGGATAGCAACTGGTTACGTGAAGCACTTGACATGCAGCACATGCAGAGTTACAAGACCGGCAAAGTGAGCAAAAGCAATGTAGTTGATATTAAGGATGTACGCCATGCAATTGAGAATCGTAATACCAAGTCATAAGCGACATGACAGGGTGTTCGCTAAAAAGCTGGTGAACGACCCGATAATCTGTGTGGCAGAGAGCCAGGCGGACCTATACAGACAGTTCAATCCAGATTGTGAGATAGTCACTCATCCGGACGATGTTGTAGGACTCATCCCCAAACGTAACTGGATGGCTAAGCATTTCGGAAATCTGTTCATGCTTGACGATGATGTCCACGCCTGCAAATCTATATGTGTAGAAAAAGGAGAACCGTCGAGGATTAAGGATAAGAACGAGATAACGCGTATAATATTCAATCTTGCCGAGATTGCTCAGATGCTGGATGTGCATCTGTTCGGATTTACTGCACGAATATCTCCGGTCATGTACGATGAAACTGCATTTCTATCGTTGTCAAAGATGATAACCGGATGTTCTTATGGCGTGCTTTACAACAAGAACACATGGTGGAATGAAGAGCTCAGGCTTAAGGAGGATTTCTGGATTTCCTGTTACATGAAGTACAAGGAAAGAAGGATACTTACAGACCTTCGTTACAACTTCGAGCAGAAATCCACATTCGTCAACTCCGGAGGACTGGCAGCCTTCAGGAATCAGGCTGAGGAACAGAGGTCGATAATGCTTATTAAGAAACATTTCGGCGACAGCATCAATCTCAAGGGAACTACCAATAACGGTAAAGACAAGACCAAGCAGCTTGTTCAGTACAATATAACGTGTAAGTTCAAGTACTGAAAAATGGCGTAAAAATGGCGAAGTTTCTGTTTGCAAAACTTGTCATTCTGAACTATCTTTACTGATGTAATGAACTAAAAGTCAATGCTATATGCTTATAAGAACCGTTAGAGGATATGATTTTTTTGAGGTTTCTTCAGCCATGCAGAAGGCGATAAGGAGAGCTGATGCGGCGGTTGCCGGATATTTTGCTCTTGAGTTGTGGACCAGTGGATATAGGGACTATGTATGGAAGAGACTTTTTACCATAAGTGCTGAGGATTGTTACGGTGTGATAACGAAAGAGATTGAAGCCTTGTGGCAAGGTCATGAACTGGTTAACAAGGGAAGCAAGGAGCCAAAGGGTAGAATATTTGTCAGCAAGGCAGTAATACTTCTGTGCGAGTGTCGTAAATGTAGGGACGCGGATCACCTGCAGAACTTCATTTACGACAAACTTCTGATAGATGCTGATGAATGGTTGGAAGATGTAAGGCAAAATCCGATACCAATTCCTTCATATACATTCGATGTACATACCAGAAGAGGAAAGAAGATGGGACGGACAAAAGAGGAATTTTTCAGAGGTGAATATGAATCTTTGAATCCCAGGGAAAAGGGACTGTTTGATGGTCTCATGTAAGAATATGCCACGCTTTGTCGTGGCATATTTATTAAAAGTCAAACCAATAAAGAAAGAATTATGGGAAAAGAAATGTACGGCCAAAGTTGTTTTGATAGCCGTGAAGAGAATGTTTCAAAAAAGATTGATCTGGAAAAGAATCCAAATGGTACAGAAATCAAGGTTTACCAGCAGCGTGAACGTGAAAAGCATGGAAGATATGTTTCGGTTCCTGGAGACAAAACGCATACACGTATTTTCGTGCGTGACGGTGAGGATGCGGAAAAGAAGATAGCCGCATACTTTGAGAGAATCAACAACCGGCCTCAAAAATGGAACTGATATGGAAGACGTAAATAAAAAAATATTTATAGAATACGTATCCCACTTGTATAGTACCGATAAAAGCTATGAAGTTATTGGTAAAAGCATTAAAGCTGTAAAGTTATTCCTTGAAAGTGATTATCAGGTGAACCGTAAAGGATACAAGGCTTATATCAGAGAAAATGCAGTTGAATTATCTGATAAGCCATACATTAAAGATGCTCTATGTGGGTTCCTTAATTTTCTTGGTATTGGATATTCACGCACACGAAAGGAGAAATCAGTTAAACCTCTGGAGAAGCTAAGCGATGTTTCTGAAAAGAACATGAAACTGATGAATGAATTTGTGTATTACCTTACGCAGGATGAAGATTACTCTCCACACACTATTGAAATATATTCATTTTCAATTAAGAAATATTTCGAATACGCCAACGAGGTATCAGTTGACAATTACAAGCGTTTTGTACGGATGCTAGAGGATGAGGGATTGTCTCCCAGAACAATACGCCTACGTATTACCGCACTTGAACGTTTCAGCAAATGGATGAAGAAGCCGATAGAGTTGAAGCGCCCAAAGTTCAAGAAGGAGTTGAATACGGAGAATGTTCCGACAGAAGCCGAATACAACCGGCTGCTTGAGTATTTGAAAACTTGTCCTAACAAGGACAGGTACTTCTTCATCAAGATACTGGCTACAACCGGTGCTAGGGTAAGCGAGTTCTTCCAATTCAAGTGGGATGACATCATTTCCGGTGAAGTCACTCTAAAGGGAAAGGGAAACAAGTACCGGAGGTTCTTTTTCAGCAGGCAGTTACAGGCGGAAGTAAAAGCATACGTAAAGGAGAGTCACAAGACAGGATATGTAGCAGTTGGTAAGTGCGGAAGGCTGACACAGAGGAGCTTGTGCCAGTCAATGAAAGACTGGGGCGATAAGTGCGGAATAGATAGAAGCAAAATGCATCCTCATGCTTTCCGACATTTCTTCGCAAAAATGTATCTGAAAAAAAACAATGATGTGGTACAGTTGGCTGACCTATTGGGACACGGAAGTATTGATACTACAAGAATTTATTTACAGAAAAGTTATGACGAACAGAAAAAAGAATTTAATAGAAGCGTTGTATGGTAGCTTCATGTTCATGGATAACCTTCCGGAATTGATAGACCGGGAAAACATTTACGATGAGACCGGACATGTGGATTTGGAGTTTATGACTGCAATCCTGCAATGGATGTCAAGGATGGCAGAAATAAGTGTGAAAGTACAGAAGTCGTTGAACCGTCTGTTGGGGTGTGACGAACTGGAGCAGAACAACAAGCGCAATAAGGATGATCCTGGAAGTAAATGGAGTGTTGAGGAAATACTACGTCATTGTACGCTTGAAGATAATGTACTAAAACTTCCGCAAGTTCAGTTCAATAAGAAATCATACGCAGAAGCAAAGAAATGGATAGAAGAAGCTGGGGGGAGCTGGCAGGGTGGAAAAGTACAAGGATTTACATTTCCATTCAATGCGGAAAGAGTTTTTTCAATACTTCGCGAAGGTAAACGGTGCAATTTACAGCAGGATTTTCAGTTTTTTGCAACACCTCCCGAAGTTGCAGACTGGCTTGTAATGCTTGCAGGAGGTGTTCATGAGGATGAAAAGGTGCTGGAACCAAGTGCTGGTACTGGTTCTATCATAGATGCGATTCATCGAAGCTGTCCGGACGTAATTGTAGATTGCTATGAACTTATGCCTGAGAATAAGGAGATTCTATCTAAAAAGGATAATATACGTATTCTTGGAGATGACTTCACGAAGTGTGATGTTGCACAGTATGATAAGATTATAGCAAATCCACCATTCAGTAAAAATCAGGACATTCGGCATGTAAGGCGTATGTATGAGTGTTTAAATCCCGGCGGTGTCCTGGCTGCAATAACTGGTCCTCACTGGGAATTTGGAAGTGAATCTGAGTGTAAGGATTTTAGACAATGGCTGGAGGATAATGGAGGGAAGAAATTCGAGATTGAAGAAGGCACTTTCAAGGAAAGCGGAACTGGAACTAAAACTATAGCAATAGTAATTAATAAGTGAGATGGGAAAGTTAAAAGTCTATTATGGATGGGCAAAGCTGGGTAAGATTCGCAAGAAGCGTGCAATATCTGTCATTTTCGATAATGAATGGCATGGTTGCAGGAGCGAACGCGGACAAAGAATTTTGAGAGCAGCCCAGGAAACAGTAATAGAGCGATACCAGGATGCGGAAGAAGAGAAAGCTGCAAAGGATTGCAACCGGATATTTACTGAATACAGCCTATTCCTTGACGAAAAGCCAATAAACGGAAGCCTTAACAAGATACTCCAAATGAACAGTGATGCCGATAAGAAACATGTATCTAAAGAAATGCGTGATAAGATTGCTGAAGCCTTACGGAAAGCTTTTATGCAGACGAATCGCAAATACAGAGAACCAGGTTGGCAACAACTTGAATTGAAATTTGAATGATATGGGAAAGCAGGAAAGTATGGATGACTGGTTCCAGATGGCTAAGGATTTGGCCAAAGCTGAAAGGGAACTGAAGATTGAGCAATGGGTTGAAGTAACTATTTACTACGGATATGCAGAAAAACAAGTAAGCTTATATCACTACAATCTTCCCCGTGAGATGTATTTCCGGTACCAATGGGTAATCAGATGGAGGATGGCGAAATTACAGTGCCAATACCCCAAACAGATTGTATCTACAAGCCTGTACTTCTACGACAAGCGTTCAGGAGAGTCGCTTGAAGTGAGTTCTTGCCTGTCTAAACTGATTTCTGCAAAAGCCAAGATAACAAAAGCAGAACGCAAGATGAATGAGTACATCGAGCACAACCGTCAGAACAACATGTTCTTTGACGAGAATACGGACGAGGAACTGGTTAAGTTCCGCGAGAAGCTGGAGCGCAAGAAAATCGAGTGTGCTGAGTGTGAGAAACGGTTGGAATTATTAGTTGAAAGAAGGAGAAATAATCAATGAAAACGAAATTGTATTACCTGTTCCTGGCAGTCATGTGGTGGCTGCTGGGATAGGTGGAAAGGAGAAGTATATGAAGAAAATATTTACCATTGCTTATTCAGAGGAAGAAGCAAACGAAATCGGACACTTCATAATGAGCAAAGGTTATGAAGGTGTACAGAATGATAGTTACCGATATTGTGACTTAGCTATAAAAACAGCAATGAAGCAAAATAATGCACATCACATAGATTGCATATACATAGGAGTTGGAAGTGATTGCATGATAGTAGCAAAGACTAAGAGAGGACTAAGACGCAACGGATTGAAATACATTGAGAAGAAACGAAAATTCTATGAACTATTAAGTAGATATTGAGCGTATGACAAAAGATAGACAAATGACTTTTGGAAAATATAAAGGGGAAGATATAAAATATATCATACTTACCCATATAGGTTATATTATGTGGTGTTTTGAAAATATAGAATGGTTTAAGTTGACAGATGAAGAACAGGATTTATATGACGCGATAGCCATAATGATTAAGAAGGAACGTTTGCCAATGACTTTTCCGGTTGAAATGATGTATAAGCATATAAAAGACAGAGAGTCATATGAAAAGTTAAAGACTCCATTTACATTCAATTATGGATATATATCTTTAAGAATGTCTGAAAAGGATAATCCAATATTCAACACCATTGAAAAATACATTACACACAGAATACGTAGAAATAGTACGAAAGAATGTTCGTCATTCGAAAGTCTTTCAGGAGATTTGACTGGTCTTTCACATAGCATGAATAAAGAAATAGAAAGAGCTCGGCTTAATGGTGAGAGTGATGAAGAAATATATGGTTATTGGGGTAGTATGAATGATTATAAGGATTTATACTAAAAAATTATGACAAAAGAAGACATTAAAAAGGCGGCAGAAGAATATGCCAAAGAAGCTTGTCGTCCACTTTGGAGAGCTGGTAACGAACAAGTATGTATGCTAGATTTTATGGAAGGTGCTAAGTGGAGAATAAATACCGTTTGGCATAATTCTACAGAAAAGCCTGTTCCAGGAAAGCTTCTTTTAGTTAACACTATATATGGTGAATATGATTTATGCTACTACGGAGTATACGTATGGAATACGGTAATGACTTGGGTATATATGAAAGATTTAATACCTAATACGGAGGACTGATTATGGTTAGAGAAATAAAATTCAGAGGAAAATCAAAAAAGACCAGAAAATGGCTTTATGGTTATTTAGGTGAATGTAAATTCAGTATTCTTGATTATGTCTATACAGACAAAGTTATTTTTGATAATGTTCTGTCATTTAATACTGATAACAGTGCCTATGTAGTCAAAGATTTGTCTGTGGAGGAAGAAACCATCGGCCAGTTTACCGGATTGCGTGACAAGAACGGTAATGAAATTTACGAAGGAGATTTTGTCTTAATTAATGGACAAATATATGAAGTAGTATATAACAAAGGACGGTTTATTATTGAAGTAAAAGGGTGTGGATATATTCCACTAAAAAATGTAGTTTGCCAAGTTAGAGGAAACATTCACGATAACCCGGAGTTAATGGAGGATAAATCATGAAACCATTTGAATGTCACGGTTGTAAGTGGTTCTATGTAAAAGAGCTGAAAGGATTTAAGGAATTTTATTGTACCTATGCGCTATACCACCGGAAGGGTATGAAGCCCGGTAGATGTGTAGGTATTCACAGAATAAAAAGCTGTAACAGAAAGGAGAAGCTATGAAACAAGTAAAAGTGAAAATTGAAACAACTGTTGAAACCATGTTGGGCGATAAGCCTGTTAATGAATTTCTTGGTGATGTCGCAGATATATGTCATACATCATTGGAGTATTCAACATCAAAACATGAAGGGTGTGAGAAACTGTATGAAGATGGTGAATATGAAGATTACAGAAATGATATGGAGGATAGGGTATCTGTTCTTGAAGGTGCTTTTTGTCGTATCTTAGATTTACTGGAGGATTGAAGCCATGAAAGCAATATCCATCAAACAACCGTGGGCAAGCTTAATCGCTCACGGTATCAAAGACATCGAGAACCGAACATGGAAGTGTCCTCAGAAGTACATCGGCCAAAGGGTGCTTATTCATGCAAGCAAAGGTAAAGGAGATGGTTGGATATTAAATAAAGAGCAAGGGTTAAAACTACAAATGCACCCCTCCAATCTTAAAAGTACATTCTATGATGATTTACCTTTTGGTGCCATCATCGGCAGCGTGGTTATAGCCGACTGCGTACAAAACCATCCTTCAGTATGGGCAGAGAAAGGTTGCTGGAACTGGGTACTGAAGGATGCGGTATTATTTGATAAGCCGATTATGAATGTGAAAGGGAAACTAAGTTTTTGGGATTTTAATATGGAGGAAACAAAATGAGCTTACTTATTAAAGAAACTCAGTTACAAAGAATAATCAGAAAAACCGGCCGCAAACCGATACAGTGTAAATGCAAGTTATGTAAGCAGCAATGTCATACGCCTTGTTTGGGTACTCCGCAAGATGTTTTAAGGCTTATCGAAGCCGGATATAAAGACAGGCTTGCAGCAACGGAATGGTATGTAGGAATCCTTATGGGGGTAGTTGATATGCCCGTACCGATGATACAGGCCAAACAAGAAGGAGATTGGTGTACATTCTACAAAGACGGTTTATGTGAATTGCATGATTCCGGATTGAAACCGACAGAAGGAAAATTGTCTCACCATAGTATTCGAATTGATAATTTCAAAGCGAGTAAAAGCATTGCGTGGAATGTGGCCAAGGAATGGTTAAACGAAGAAAATGCTGAATGCATAGAGAAAATATGCGAAGCACTGCAGTAAATGTATGATTTTGAATTATTAACCTGCAAAAATTAATTTATGAAAGCAAAGAAAAAACAAGTTGTTGGCCTGCTCATTAATCTGTTAGAGTGGGCAATCGTATCAATGGTATTATCATCATTGATAATTTTAGGAGATTTTAATGTACCGTCAAGTTGGGTTTATCTGTCCTCTGTGGTAGTTTCATTTCTCATCCTATATGTGTTCTACTGGGAGCGTGGAACATATTATTTTGTCTCATTCGTCGCTGGCGGAGTGCCAGGAAGGGTGTTCCTGAAGTTTGATGAACGTGTTTCTCTTGATGTGATTGAGAACACCATATCCGGCCTGTATTCCGGTGAACGTGTACTTGTTACCGGATATAAGACCGTCAGCAGATATGAGTACGAACTTAATATCAAGTCCTGATGGAACATTATCAGGCCAAAGGAGTAATATTTATGATTGTGGCTGTCCTGTTCTGCTATTCCATCGGGATGGTTGAGCAGGATACAGCACTTCTGATAATAATAGTGATGTTACTGGGTAACATACTGAATGTTTTATGTAAAATTCTAAACAAGCTGTGATGATGAAAATTGTCGTAACCGGCAGTGAAGGCTTTATAGGTAAAGCCCTCTGCAAGAATCTGAGAAGTCGTGGTGTTGAAGTGGTCGGTATCGACCGTGTGTGTGGAACTGAAGCTGCCGGCGTTCCGTGCCTTCTGGCCGGGGGTGGAATCGATGCTGTTATACATCTTGCCGCACAGACCAGCGTTTTCAATTCGGATCATGAAAAAATACTTCGTGACAACATTGATTCATTCGTTGCGATAGCTGACGGATGTACGCGCTTCGGTGTGAAACTGGTGTATGCAAGTTCTTCCACCGCAAATCCATGCAACACGACAAGTATGTACGGTGTAAGCAAACATTTTGATGAAGTCTATGCTTCAATTTATTGTAGGAATGCGACTGGTGTACGCCTTCATAACGTGTACGGACCTGACCAGCGGAAAGGGACTCTTCTCTATGCTCTCATGAATTCGGAAAAGGTCAGTCTGTATAATGGGGGAATGAACACCAGGTGCTTCACCTACATAGATGATGTGGTGGACGGGTTGATATATGCGATAGGTTCTGACAAAAAGCTGGTAAACATTGTCAATCCTGAATCTTGTACAATACTTCAATTTGCGGAAGAAGTAAGGAAATACAATGGCGTTGATATTCAGTGTGTTTCCGAAAAGAGAGAATTCGACAATCCTGTACAATCTGTCGATGAAGGTATTTTTTCAGTACCTTTGAATTACACCTCAGTCAGTAAAGGGATAGCAAAGGTTTTTGGCTGTGAGGAAAGGTAGAAAGATAAGGATTGATGACTGGGACAAACCCGCCCGCGGCTGGAGGAAATACGAAAGGTTATGCAACATGCAGCCTAAAGTAAGAATCCACCGTAAGGGCGGGTTTTATTACATATCCCTGTTTGCAAGAACAAAGGATGGAATTCAATTGGATGAAATCAAGAGTTCGGGTGAGTGTGCAGAAGTCATTTCGGAATCCGCCACGGAACTGATACTTTCATTGATACGGCCGGACGATGAATGGTGCATAATTACCACACCGAAGCGCAGGCACATCACAGAGTACCATTTCGCCACTGACATTTGCCAAAAAATTGCCAAGGGGGTGAAAATAAAATTCTATGAATCTGCAATGCAGTGCCTCAACAGGACACGTATCAATCCTGAGTTTTATCTTCTCCGGCCAATTAAGGAACAGAGAGTAATACTCTTTGATGACATCTGCACGACAGGAAGTACATTAACAGCAGCCTACGATTTGCTGAAAGACCGGAAACAGGTAATCTGCATCGTCGGCATTAATAACCATTAGCCTATGAACAACAGGAAATTGACCGAAAAACAGGAAAAGTTCTGCAATTATTACCTTGACTGTGACGGTAATGCAAGTGAAGCATACAGGATGGCCTATGACGCATCAAAGATGCAGCCTGAGACGATATGGAGCAATGCAAGCCGGATGCTGGCAAGTAACAAGGTTGCAGCAAGGATAGACGAATTGAGGGCCCAACGTGCAGAAGCATCGAAAATTAGCCGTGATAAGGTGGAAAAGGTTCTCATGGATATTGTCATGATGGACCCGAACGAATTGTATCTTGTAGATCCTGTAACAGGAAAGATAAAGTTGAAATCTCCCAGCCAGATGCCGAAGCGTGTGAGAAATGCCATGAAGAAGATAAGCAATGACAAGGGTAAGGTAAGCTATGAGTTCAACGGTAAGGTGGAAGCGGCGAAGCTTCTGGCCAGCATGAACGGATGGAACGCGCCACAACAGATTTCCATCGGAGGTAATCAAGGTGGAAATATCAATGAGATTCGTATTGGTTTTGACCAAGAAGAGGAGTGAATTCTAAAAAATAGAACGATAGTATTAGAAAAAATACGGAGGTTATACAAAAAATACTCTCATAATTCTAAAAAATAGAACATTTATGCTCATAAATCACAAGAGACTCAATCCGAATGCATTTTACCTGCTGAAATATCTGAATGATGCCACACTTCGATTCATCATCCTGTATGGTGGTTCATCATCGAGCAAGTCTTTCAGCGTAGCACAGTGCGTGCTGATACAGACATTGCAGGACGGTGAGAATACGCTTGTGATGAGAAAGGTCGGAGCATCCATCAGCAAAACCATATATGAGGATTACAAGGTAGCGGCATCATTGTTAGGAATCACACAATACTTCAAGTTCAACCAGAATGTAATCCGTTGCCTGTATAACGGTGCGAAGATTGACTTCTCAGGTTTGGATGATCCGGAAAAGATTAAGGGTATCAGTAACTATAAGAGGGTTCAGCTTGAAGAGTTGTCAGAGTTTGAGTATGCCGACCTGAAGCAGATACGTAAGCGTCTGCGTGGTAAGAAGGGGCAGCAGATTATTGCCGACTTCAACCCTATCAGTGAAACACACTGGATAAAGAAGGACTGGCTTGACAACGAGAAACTGCATGATGTTCCTATGGTTGTAGAAATTGGCGGCCGGATAATACCGGCAGAGCTGACAAAGGTGAAGTCTTTAAAGATGAACGAGGGGCGCTCAATAGTGAATCCTGTAACTAAAGAAATTGAGGAGTATCCTCCAAATATGGTAGTTATACAGACAACATACCTGAATAACTTCTGGGTTGTTGGTTCGCCTGATGGAACGTATGGATACTACGATGAGCAGTGTGTGATGGACTTCGAGCATGACCGTATTCATGACCCGGACTACTACAACGTGTATGCGTTGGGAGAGTGGGGTGTAATTAAGACCGGAAACGAGTTCCTCGGTTCGTTCAATGTAGGAAAGAACAGCGGTGAATACAGTTACATACCTGGATTGCCAATTCATCTTTCTGTCGATAGTAACGTATTACCGTACATATCTGTCGGCTACTGGCAGGCAGACTTGAGCAAAGGTAAGGATATGTACCAGATTGCCGAGACCACGGCTGAAAGCCCGAACAACAGCGCAAGAAGAGCCGCGAAACTGGTATCCAAGCGACTGCAGGAGTTAGGATATGACGGTAAAATCTACCTTCATGGTGATGCATCAGCCAAATCCGCCAACACTATCGACGATGAGAAGCGTTCATTCATGGACCTGTTTATTGACACGTTGAAGAAAGACAACTGGATTGTTGAGGATAAGGTGGGTAACAGGAACCCGTCCGTATCCATGACCGGTGAGTTTGTCAATGCTGTTTTTGAGAAATCATTGCCCGGCCTCAGCATAAGCATAGACGATAGTTGCAGGGTATCAATCGAAGACTATCAGAGCGTACAGAAGGATGCTAATGGCGCAATCCTCAAGACAAAGATAAAGGACAGCGTAACGAAACAATCCTATGAGGAACACGGGCACCTTACCGATACTTTGAGATATGTTGTACATGACATCATGTACGAGGAGTATTCCCAGTTCTCGAGCCGTCGTAAACGCAACATGTATTCTGACAGAAGCGTGTTCGGATTCTTCAATCCTTCAGTCGAGTATCAGTATTCACAGAAGATAGTGTACATCATGCCGAATGTTGGAGGAAAGTTCTATATGTGTCAGGTTGCAAGGTGTGGAGAAAAATGGCATGTTCTTGACCTCGTAATGCGTGAAACTGTATCACTCGAAGAGATGAAGTCTGTTATATGTTCACATGATGCAGGAACGTACATCGTGGAATCGTCACCTGCATATTACCAAATGGCAAGGGAACTGAGAAATACGCTTCCGGAAGTAAGGATTAAGAAGGAATATCAGGATATGGATAAGAGAATAGCTGCTACATCCGATTTCATTAAGTCATACTTCCTGCTTTCTGAGACCGGTATGGAAAATGATGAGTATATGGCATTCATAACTGAAGTTCTTGACTACAATGATGAAAATATAAGTGGAGCCAGTGCCCTGTTAAGTGGCATTGCATATACTATCATAAAATTAGGGTAAGCTTGGTTTTATTTACAATATGTTGATACATAGTATTTTATTTGCATTTTCCATGTTTGGGTAAATTGCAAGATTTTTGCAAAATCAACATCGTATATACCCATAATTTATCTTTGTAATATAAGGATAAACTATGGGATATACAATTTTAAAACAGGATACTATTCCGGCATGTGCTGGGCTGAAAATGGCCAGTGAACCACAGACTATATCAACACCAAAGGAGGGTGTAAAAGATAGTGGTTATATTGACCGTTGTGACGTGCATGAGTTATTCGTATCCCCACTGGTTTGCGGCCATAATTACATGGAACTGTTCCGTTCTGTTCCAGAAGTATTCTTTCCGATTGATTACATTGCTTCACGTATATCAGGTTCCGGATTCCAATTGAAGAAGGTAAAGGACGACAGCGTGGTCTGGGAAAACAAGAGAATGAACCAGATTCTCACAAAGCCAAATTGTCTTATGTCCTGGAACGAGATGATATATTCACACTTCGTATATAAGCTGTGCACTGGCAATGCTTTCTTTCGTGCTGCTATGGGAGAAACATTCAAGGACCAGCCAAAGTGGAAATGGTGTGATAACTTTTGGGAACTTCCTGCTGATTTTGTTAATGTAGAGCCTAACAGAAGTGTCAATAGTCCAATCTTTGGAATAGCATCTGAAGATGATATTATCCGTTGTTACCGTCTGAATTACGGATATGTGAGTACGATGGAAATCCCTTCATATCAGATATGGCATGACCGTGACGGCTCACCTGAATATATGTCAATAAACGGGTTCCTGAAATCAAAGAGCAGGTTGGCCGCTCATCTGAAACCTATATCCAACCTTATTGCTGTATATGAAGCGAGAAACGTGATTTACGTAAAACGTGGTGGTTTGGGGTTCCTGGTATCCAATAAGAAGGATGAAGCTGGTACTGCAGCAATGACAGAAGATGAAAAGAAGGAAATACTTGACAGTCATTTTGGAAAATTTGGGCTGGACCAACGTAGACTTCCTTATGGTTTAAGTGATGTTCCTCTGTCGTTCGTTAGGACAAATCTTACTATCAGTGAGTTGCAGCCATTTGAGGAAACCTTGACTGATGCTATACAGATAGCCGGAGCATACGGTATCCCTTCAGTGCTTGTACCGCGTAAGGACCAGGCAACATTCAGCAATCAGGCAACAGCGGAAAAGGCTGTATATACATCTACCATCATACCGATGGCCAAGAAATTCTGCAAGCAACTAACTGCATTTCTTGGACTTGAAGAAGGTGGCTATTACTTGGATTGTGATTTTTCTGATGTGGATTGTCTGCAGCAGGGATTGAAGGAAGCTGAGGAAGTCAAGACAATGGTTAATACTAGATGTAAGGAGCAGTTCCTTAGCGGCCTCATCAGTATAAATGACTGGAGGGCACAAATAAAGGAAAGCAGATTCGAAGAACCTCTTTTTGACAAGACTTTGTTCGAGATGTCAGACGAGGAGAGAGAGATAGTAAAACAAGTAATAAGTCTTAACACAAAAAGTGAAGTTGAAAATGGAAGAGAAAACCAAAAGCCTACAGTACAAAACGAAGGCAAATGATGTGGATGAGAAGGGTATCGTAACGGTAGCTGTGAACGGTATCGGTGTGAAAGACTCACAGAACGATGTTTCCATGCCTGGCTCTTTCAACAAGACGTTGAAGGAGAATATCGGCAGGATGAGATGGTTTCTTAATCACCGTACTGACCAGTTGTTGGGTGTACCACTCAGTGGCGAGGAAAAAGAGGGAAACCTCATTATGGTTGGCAAGCTTAATCTTGAAAAACAGATTGGGCGAGACACGTTGGCTGATTATAAGTTGTATGCTGAGAATGGCAGAACACTTGAACACTCTATCGGTGTGAAAGCAATCAAGCGTGATGAGACAGACCCGTGCAAGGTGCTTGAATGGAAGATGTTCGAGTATTCGACTCTGACAAGCTGGGGAAGCAACCCTCAGACATTCCTTGTAAATCTCAAGTCTGGTACGCAGGAACAGGTTAAGGAGGCAGTTGAGTTCATCAGGAAAGCGTTCAGAAATACTGATTATTCGGAAGAACGATTAAAACAATATGATATGGAACTGAATCTTCTGCTTAAAGCAATTAATGGAGGTAACGTGGTTACTTGCCCGCATTGCGGACACCAGTTTGATTACGATGAACAACATGAGCATACATTTACTCAGCAGGTGCTTGACAATGCTGCCATGTATTCGAGCTGGCTTACTGACCGTATCGTAAGTCAGGAGATAGACAAACTGGAACCGGAAGTACGTGCAGAAGTTATTGCACTTATTGATTCCGTAAAGTCGGAAGGACTGGAGTTGACCGAGAAATCTGTACAGAACTTCATGGCATACGTCCGTTGTCCGGCATGTTATGGAAGAGTATATAGAAGTAACGCCTTGTTGCAGGATAATAGAACTAACATCTTCTCCGGAAAGTCTGAGCCGTCCAATGACACTCAGGAAAAAACTGACGGTAAGCAAGAAGATGATAATGTTGAGAAAAAAGCCGCTGATAGCACTTCTTTCTTTAGTTCATTGAATAAGGCATTTAATAATGATTAAAATTAAATTGAAGATGAAGAAATTTACAGTTGCAGATTTCGGTATTAAGACCGAAGGGATGCCACAGGAACAAGCTAAGTTCCTGATCAACATGACAGAAAAAATGTGTGATGTTGTCAACAAGGCTATGGAAGGTGTTATCTCACCTGAAGATTTGGAAAAAAAGATGAAAAGTCTGAACGATAAGTTGAACGGCTATGACGATGAGAAGTTCAAGCAGCTTGCCAAGGATAACGAGGAACTCATTAAAACGGTTAAAGGTCTTGGTGAGACTATCGATAAGCTGAAATCTAAAGGTATCGGAATGGAAGTCATCAACAAGTTTGATGAGAAGTTGAACGAAATGCTTGATTCAGAGAAATTCAAGGAGTTCGCTTCTGGAAACTGCCGTAAGTCAGGTGTGTTCGAAGGTTTCTGCTTGAAGGATATTGTTTCCATGACTGATAACTATAGCGGTGACCATCTGATTACTCAACAGCAGAACAGGGTTGTATCACAGGTATCTAACAAACGTATTCATATGCGTGATGTATTGAATACATTGGAGGGCGATCCTAAATACCCTAACCTTGCATTTACTCAGGTATATGAATTCGACCGTAATGCGCGTTATGTAACAGAAAACGGAAGATTGCCTGAATCAAGTTTTAAGGCAAAGGAGGTACAGACTGGTACAAAACGTCTTGGAATTCACCTGCCTATTTCCAAGAGAATGCTTAAGAGCCGTGTATTTATCCGTTCATTTATCTTGAAGATGTTGCCTGAAGCTGTATATCAGGCTGAAGATTGGAATATTCTGTTCGGTGACGGTAATGGAGAAAATCTGCTTGGTATTGCCAACCACAAAGGCGTTTATCCTGTTGAAACTATCATCTCTGAAGATTATGTTAGTGGTTCTGCTGGCTCTGTCAAATCAGTTTCAGGTTATAACTCTAATAAGGACACAGTCGTAGAGTTTACAAACCCTCAAGACCAGATTCTTGATGGTATGACTATCACATTTACTGGTGCTACTGGACTTACTGCTCTCAACAGCGCTAACCAGCTCGTGAAAATTAACGACCGCCAGATTTTGTTGAAAGGTGTTGCTTATACAGAGGAAACCTCAACATCATCAATGACCTTCAAGGTAAGCCATGGCGCATTTAAGTCAGTTGAGGAACCTAACTCTCTTGATGTCGTCAAAACTGGTTTTGCTGTGATGACATACGCACAGTACACACCGAATGCTATTGCGTTGAATCCTATCACAGTTAATGCTATGGAAAGTGAAAAGGATACAACCGGACGTAATCTTGGTATTATCCAGATGATAGGCGGTGTTAAATATATTGCAGGACGTCCTATTATTGAAACAAACAACATTCTTCCTGGTAAGTATCTGATTGGTGACTTTAATATAGCTGCAAATCTCGTGGATTACACCTTATTGACTCTTGAATGGGCTGAAGATGTAGAAAGCAAGTTGAAGAATGAGATTGTCCTTATTGCTCAGGAAGAAGTTATCTTCCCTGTATATATGCCATGGGCATTCGCTTATGGTGACTTGGCAGCCTTGAAAGAAGCAATCACTAAATCTTAATGCTTATGTATTTGCTTAATGGAGAAAAGAAGGCTCTTGAATCTGTCATAAAAGAACAGCGTATCCGTATTGGCCGTGGGTTGATTTCTATCACCCCGGTCTCGGAAGCTGGACTTGTGTCTGAGGAAGATGTCGAAAAGGCATTAGAGAGCAAACAGAAGGTTATAGATGAGCTTTCTGTTGAGAATGAGAGTCAAAAGAAAGAAATTGATGAACTGAAAGCCAAACTGGCAGAACTTGATTCACATGTGGATGATGCTAAGGATGTTCAAGAAGACAATAAAAATGTTGAGCAGACCGACACAAAGGAGGTTTCTGCCGAGGATGATAAGGCAGCCGTTGTTCAGGACGAGAAAAAAGTTTCTGCTTCGAAATCGAAGAAATAAGGAATTGCCATGTTGATTGATGTGTCATATTTTGTAGCAGGCCCACGTCATATTCTAAATGCCTCAACGTCAAAGACTGCTGGCGCCGATTCTTTGGTAGTAACCGGCCATATAGAAGAATATATTAAGAAGTTGCAGCCTGTTTTTCTTGAATCCATGCTCGGTGAGAATGAAGCAGGTTATGCAATGGATTACCTTGATATGTCTGATGATGAAGGAAACGAAGATACTGAGCCGTCTAAGTATGAAATCGTATGCAACAAACTGAAAGAGCCTTTTGCTGATTACGTGCTGTTCCACATACTTCGTGATTCTTCATCGGAAGCTACAATAACAGGGAATGTCCGGCTGAAGTGTGCCAATGAGTACATTTCACCTGTTAATGCCCAGGTTATTGCATGGAATAGGATGGTTTCCGCCAATGTGAAGTTTATCCAGTGGGCGCGTGATGGTAATTGTCCGATTGACCTTGTCACACAGACTAACATGTTGATTAAGATTAACCAGTTCAATCTATGAAAGGTATCGTTGAGATTATTGGAGATGTAGTAAAGGAAATGAGTGGGAACCTTACAATCGTAATGCCTGCTGACATCGAGAATGACAGGTTCGAGGAAGTTAAGAATCCTGAACTGAACTACATATTTGGTTCGGCCCAGTATGTAAAGGATAAACTTGATGAATACAGCAAAGTGCCTTCAACATCAGAACGTAAGTTCCCTCTTGTCGTACTGTTCTGTCCTGTTACAGAGAAGAGAGATAGTCTGGACTATTATTCAAAGGTTTCACTGAATATCCTTATAGCGTGTTCATCAACGAAGAGCTGGAGCAATGAACGGCGTCTGTATGCTTCATTCATCAACATTCTTCGACCAATTTATGAAAGGCTGATTGAGGTAGTTAGAAATGATGGGAGGTTTGATATATACTATGACAGTATCGTTCCGCATGAATATTCTGAGAACTACTCGTATGGCAGATACGGAGCCTATACGGAATCCGGAGAGGAAGTGAGCGAGCCTATTGATGCCATAAATATACGCTCGATGGAATTAATAGTTAAAAATCAAAGTTGTAGGTAATGAGAAATACAAGAGTGTGCGAAAGCGCAGAAATGAATACCGGTGGTTCGGCCTGCAAGGTTGACTGGGGTAAGGTAAAGGGAGCAATACTTGTAGAGCATGGAGTAAAACTACCGGCAAATATTACTGCCGATGAGTTGGAAAAAATGTGTCATGCTGACAGACCAGGCAGAATTTATCCTATTCATACATTCGTTGAATATGCGAAGAATGGTGGTGAAGCTCAGGTTAGTGCTGTTGGATACGGGGCAAACCAGTACAATGGCCTCAACGCTCAGACAGATACTTTCACACTTCCTCGTTTTGATGAAATTCTGAATGCTGAGCTGTTGCGTTGTGCTAACAAGGAATGGGATGTGTACTTCTGGGATTCAAACAGAATGCTTATCGGTTACAATGATGGAACTGATATTCTTGCCGGAATTCCGATGTCAACAGTATATCCAGGTGCCACACCGTTCAGCACAAGCAGTGCGAAGTCAAGTATGACGGTAAATTTCTGCCACATGGATGCAGAAGACAGCCAGTTGAACTTTGACTACTTAAAGTTGGATTTCAATCCTGCGAATGTGATTAAGGGACTGACTGAGGTCATGTTAGTTGAAAACGAAAGCAACAAATTCAAGATTATTGAATGTGTAGGTGGATATGACAGAACTGCTGAATTTGCAACAGAATTGTCCTCAGGTGCATCCGAGGTATTTGATGGGGTTACATCAGCTTCGTATGAGGACGGTTATCTCACAATTACTCCTGGTGAAGGTGAGATTTCAGTTAAATCACCTTCTGTTCTGTACGAGAAAGATGTCAAATGGGTTGAATTTGTAAAAGTGGTTAAAGCAAAAGCATGATTGTAGATGGAGTCAATTTTGTGGAAAAGCAGGTCAAGATGATGTCGAAAAAGAAATTCATTGATACCCACATGACCTGTATCTGGCAGAAAGTTTCTGAGGAGAATCGAAAAAAGAAACTTTCTGACGTGTATGAACGAATTACTGGTAAGTCTGTAAAGGATGCTGACGGTGAGTCTGCTGATAAGTGATGGTTTTGGTTGATTAAGCCGGGCGGAAGTCCGGCTTTAATTTTAATTGTATGGCTGATTTCGAGAAATTGGAGAATGTGATAAACAGAATTGCATCAGGATTTGAAAAGTCATGTATGGATTGCCTTCAGGAAAACAATATAGAAGTTGCAGACCTTGTAAGGGAACAGCTATATTCAGGTCTTGACGGTAATACAGACAGTCTTAGACCAGGATATTCAGAAGATCCATATTTTAGAGAAACTACATCTATGTGGCATAATGATCCAGACGGGTATATTGAATGGAAAAGGAAGATAACACCTCCGATAAAAAGTCCGAGACTGAATCTTCCTCCAAGGCCTGTTGATGTTCCTAACTTGTATATTACCGGTCCGTTCCATGAAAGTATCCGCGCATCTGTTGCAGGTGACACTCTTTCGATTGATACTGTGGGATTCGTTGATGGTCCTGACATAGTAAGGAAATACGGGAATGACATTCTCATGTTGGGAAAGGACGCAAGAGAGTATGTTGTACTTCAACTTCTCGAGCCTTTTTTGAAACGTTTTTTCAAACAATGTGGGTATAAATGATGGGATGCGGTTGCGAGAATAAGAAAATCATGTCTGACTATGAGCGTGTGGCCATGCTTGCAAAAAAAGCTGCCATGCTGGACGGATGTGTGTACGTTGTGTACAGGAAGAGTGATGGTACCTACTCGTTCGATAAGGAAGGTACCAAGGTGGATGGCGTTATTGTTGAATATAAACATTACTTGTGATGGGAAATTTGAAATTGAAGGATTTCGTCGATGAGGAATCATTGAAGAAGTTGCAGGAACTTAGGAGTACAATATCAGATGTAAGGCAGGATTACAAGGATGCTGCATCGGAACTTATCAAGGGACTTACTGTTGACGTCAAGGTAAAGGGAGATATTGACAAGTTGCAGGCCATATATAATACTCAGGCTAAGAACGTATCTTCCGCATCTGAAAAACTTACTGATGCATTCAGTCGTCAAGCAGAGGTCGCTGAACAACTGATGAAGAAAATCAAGGAGAAGGCAGATGCAGAAAAGCTGAGTACAAAAGAGGTAAAGGAATTGTCAAAGGCATCAGCAGAAGCATCCAAGGCAATGCAGCAGGCTGCTAAGGCTGAGGAAGCAATGAATAAGGCTCAGAAAGCTGCGAATACTACCAGAAAGGCTGCTGCCATGACCGAGGAGGAGCGCATACGTTTCATCAAGGAATCTTTGGAGTTGGCAGACAAGGAGGTGCATAGTATTGATGAAGCGAACGAAGCAAATAAGAGATTGCGTCAGGCTGTAAAGATGGTACGTGATACTGATGAAGATTATAAGAATACTCTTGGAAAACTTAATTCTACTATCGGTGTCAATACAGATTACGTTAAACGTAACAGTGACCGATATACTCAGCAGAAGATGGAAATCGGAAACTACAAGGAGAACATCAAAGCTGCATGGATGGAGATAGAGCGAGGAAACAGTTCCATGAAGAATATGGGTATCATCGCATCGAATGTCGGTAATATTTTAAGACGTAATTTTTCTAAAGGCATAAGTAATGTAGGTGTTGGTGTCGCATCAATGGTAAAAGGATTTGTAGGAGCACAGGCTGTACTGACAGGTGTTCAGAAGTTAATATCATTGTTCAAGGGTGGAATACAGACATCTATTGAATTTGAAGCTGCTAACTCAAATCTTGCTGCAGTCCTTGGTACAACATCTGATAAGATTAAAGACTTGCAGAACGATGCCCGTGAGCTTGGAGCATCAACCAAATACACAGCAGCAGAAGCCACAAACTTACAGATAGAACTTGCTAAGTTAGGTTTCACAGCTCAGGAAATTAAAGACAGTACACAGTATATCTTACGGTTTGCTCAGGCTACTGGTGCAGAACTTCCTGATGCGGCTTCGTTGGCCGGAGCAGCTTTAAGAATGTTCGGTGCCTCAACAAAAGAGACCGAGCGTTACGTGTCCGCAATGGCTGTATCTACAAGTCGTAGTGCGTTGTCATTCTCTTACCTTGCGACAGCGATGCCTATTGTTGGCCCTGTAGCCAAATCATTTAACTTTACCATTGAAGACACGTTGGCGTTGTTAGGAAAGCTTTCTGATGCTGGATTTGATGCGTCAATGGCTGCGACAGCTACACGTAACATTCTGCTTAATCTTGCAGACAGTAACGGTAAGCTTGCAAAGACATTGGGTGAGCCTGTTAAGACGTTGCCAGACCTTGTAAATGGGCTTGTCAAGTTGAGGGATAACGGAGTTGACCTTAACACCACACTCGAACTTACGGATAAACGTAGCGTGTCCGCATTCAATGCGTTCCTTACGTCAGCTGATAAGATTGTCCCACTCAGAGAACAGATTACAGGAGTAGAGGGGGAGTTGCAGTCAATGGCAGATGTGATGTCTGACAATATGGCTGGTTCGTTGAAGTCTTTGTCATCCGCATGGGATGAACTTATGCTTACCATAAACGGAAGTAACGGATGGATGCGCAGCGTGGTTGACTGGGTTACTGGTATGGTACGTGGACTTTCCGCTTTACTTGCTTCTGTGGAAACAATCGAGACAAAAATGATGTCTGGATACGAGAAGTCATACATGAAAATCACAAAGAGTGCGGACATTATCGGGAAGTACGAGGCACAGATAGCTAGAGATACAGAGAAATACGTGAAGCAGGGAATGTCTGCAAAAGAGGCTGAGGAAAAAGCACGTGACATACAGCTTAAATCACTTGAGGAACGTATAAAGAAGGAAGAAGTGCTGATAGCTGATGCGGAAGCTAAGAAGAAAGAGATACAGGATAAGGAAACTTGGTATAATAAGGCATACCTTCATAAAATGGAGGATGGAAGCTATAAGACATATGCTGCTATGGAACTGCAACAGTCCGAAGCTATCGCAAAATCAAAGGCAATGATTTCAGTGTACAAATCGTTGTCGAGCGAGATAAAGAATGTGTCAGGTGCAAGTACGAATGGAGGTAATGGTGTAAAAATAGAGACAGATAAGGAGAAGGCTGCACGTTTGAAGGTTGAAGCTGACTTGCAGAGGTCTCAGACTGCACTCATGGAAGAAGGACTGGAGAAGGAGCTGGCTGTTATACGTAATGGTTACCAGCAGAAGATTGATGCCGTAAAAGGTAATTCATCCGCAGAAATGGCATTGAGAAAATCGTTACTTCAAGAAATGAACAACGAATTGGCGAAGGCTTCTGGGGAGTATGAAAAGAATCGTGCAAGTATTGACCTTCAGAATCGTCTTGCTTCCGTTGAGGAAGGTAGTGAGGAAGAAATGTCCGTTCGTCTTGATATACTTGATAAGCAGAAGGAAGAAGAAATGAAGGCTGCTGAAAGTAATGGTGCCGACGTGAGCCTCATCGAAAAGAAATACATCAATGAAAAGCGTAAGATTTATGAGGAATATGCTGCTGATTATGTTGATGAGATTTCTAAATCTGCCGCAGCCGAACAGGTTGTAAGGAATGCACAATATAATTCCGACCTGAAAGAGTTGGAAAAGCTGCATGCCAAGAAACTTATTTCGGATGAGGAATATGAGAAAAAGAAGGCTGATATAACAGAACGGTATTCTATTGATACCGCTAAGGCTGCTGTTGACTCGTTGGAGGAACAGATTTCTGTTGAAAATCTGAGCCAGGACGACAGAGAAAAACTTGCCGAGCAGCTTCAGAAAGCAAAGGCTGATTTGGCAAATGCTGAAGCTGATGCTGAGATTGCTGCAATCAAGAGGGTTCAGGATGAAGAAGAAGATTCTTACAAAAAACGGATGAAGAATGCTCAGCGATGGATGGATGTTGCGTCTGATGCCATTGGTGCAATCGGTAATCTTATGTCGACATTATATGAGCGCGATATTGACAATATTGAGAAGGAACAGGAGGCAAATGAGGAAGCGTACAATGCTGATGTTGAAAGGATTGAAGCACTTGCCGAAAGTGGAGCAATATCTGAGGAGGAAGCAGAGGTTCGTAAAAGAGCTGCTGAAGCTGAAACATCAAGAAAGAATGAGGAACTTGAGAAAAAGAAAGTTCAGTTGCAGCAGAAGCAGGCTAAATGGCAGAAGGGTGTGGACATTGCTCAGGCTGGTATAGCAACAGCACTTGCAATAACTCGTGCATTACCTAACCTAGTACTTGCTGCAATAGTAGGTGCAATGGGAGCGGTACAGATAGCGACTATCGCAGCAACACCAATTCCTGCATACAAGGAAGGTACTAAGAACGGTGGACATATTGGAGGATTGGCTATCGTTGGTGATGGTGGAAAGCATGAGGTTGTTGTGTATGGTGGTAAGTCATGGGTAACTCCAGATGTTCCTACCGTGGTAGATTTACCGAAAGGTGCTGAAGTGTTCCCTGATATAAGCGAATTCAATGAGAATGTAAGAATGAATACTATATATGATTCAGGAATAAGTAGTCCTGTTGTTGTAAATGATTATTCTGAACTATCTCGTGAGATGAAAGGAATGCGTGTAGAACTCAGGAAAATAATGAAGATAATACATAAGGAAGCATACAACTCTAATTATGAACATTATAAAAGTACAAGATTATGATAACTACATTAAGCAGGTTGAGTATGTTTGATTTTATTGAACTTCTTTGTGGAAACAGAGAAGTTCTTATGGAGGAAGGTGATAATAATTCCATGCTGGAAAATGTGGCTTCAGAATTGATATATCAGTATCAGAGCATAGTAAATCCTTCCGGAATAGAATCTG